TGCGCTTGCATTGCTTCAATTTCAGCTTCAATAAAAGTTTTAATTGGAATTTGGGTATTTCCCATTATATTTATCTTTTCGTTAATAAATAAAAGGTTTAAACACGTTTTAATTTCGCACTGTAATATCTGTATAGAGGGTACACACTCGACTATACTGTTACAATCTAATTTAGTCTGGGTTGTCATACCAGACACACATTCTTCAGATGCTTCCAGAAGGGACTGCATCTGTCGTATCAAACGTCCTCGCACGCCTTGATTATACATTTCTTCTTGATATTCTAAATATGGGAGTAAGAGTATATATGGGGCTATTTTATGGTTATGTTCACGAAGTGTTAACACATCTAACTTAATTTGATTAAAATAATCCTCTTCCCAGGCTGCTGCCTCAAAAAGAGCAACATTAAGTTGAGCTGCAAGAATTAAATGATCACTAGATCTCTTCTCCCAGTGAAGCCAGGAGGAGATTGTAATTTTCTTAAGGGCACCAACAAAGAAGTTATATTCTTGTAGTTTACGGAAGTATCTTGAACAAAAGGACAATTCTTCCCAAAACATAAATTCTTTTATGACACCATCCTTTTCTGAAGAATCCATAACAAATCCTAAATGTTGTGTTAAGAAGTCGCGAACTGTTATCATATTAAATAGGTGCTTAATTTTATCATCTACGGCTAGAAATACATCATCGCCGTAAAATTTTCTATAGACTAGTTGGTTAAATACTTGATATGAAACATTACCTAAGAAAGAGCTACACAGATGAGTAAAAGCAAAGAAAAGAGCTAATTCATTTAATTTTGAATTTAAATTTGCAGTAACTACAGCACCAGAAGGCATACCGCGAGATTTCTGGAATAACGTATGTCCTGAAACATGAACAGAATTCCAAACATCTCTAAACACCAGTGAGAAATGCATGTCAGGGTTGACTTGGTCTAACATGTCACCCATTAATGTAATCAGCACCTTAGCTACGGTTTTGTCCCAGCGCTTATAGTCTGCTGTGAAACAATTTTTCTTATAAATCCCTTGGATAGCCATGTCATGAAACACAACAAACGGATCAGAACCAACTCCAACTACTGGGTCCTTCACTGTTGAGCGCGCCACAAATGATCCAAGAAATTTACGCTGAATAAGAACTGAAACTAAATCTGCTGCACAAAAAATTCTACCAAGGAAATTTTTTGTTGGTTTGAGTTTTTCCATTTTGACTAGCTCGAGATAAATAGTTAGAACTGGTTGATTATTTCTAATAGCATGCTTCGCATCACGATACCAATGTTGTGCATAAACGGCGGCTGGATTATCAAGCCATGTATACACCCCACGTTCGTCGCAAGACAAAACATCACTCTTAGAGTTAACCTTAAACATTGAAGAAAGTGAAAAGCCAATTGATTTCTTAAGTTCAAGTGAATTAAGACCAATATCGGTACCATACGTACCTCTAAGGACCTCTTTATCTGATAGCTCTTTAAGATTAGAATACATATTTTTAAGATGAACTAAATACATTTCTTTAACACGTTTAATAAGTAATAAATTAGGAGCCTTATGCACTCCTTGCCACTGGACACTTTGGGTTACTCTACTGTCCATATTACCATATCTACTAATTACAAATTGGTC